GGCGTTGACCACCGCCTCGGTTGCCCCGACCGCAATACGCGCGACGCTGTTGGCGATCTTGCTACCCGTCTCGATCGCATCCTGCGCGATCGCACGAACCGACATCGCGAACTGGACGAGGCGGAATGCCTTTTCGGCAGTCGCGAGCGCCTGATAGCCGGTCGAGCCTTCCTTGAAGAACCCCTTGGCGGCTGCGGTCATGTCGCCGAACGCGCTGATCTGCTGCGACGACGACCGCAGCGAAAAGAGCCGGTTTTCGCGGTCGATCTTCTTCTGGTCGTCGCCGGCCGCGTCGATCGCGGCCTTGTGTGCTTCCTGCAGCTTGGCCTGATCGGCATAATAGCCGGTCATGACGGTCAGCGCGTCGCCGATCGCCGAGCCGACATTGCCGAACGCATCGGCCATGCCCTGCGCGGCGCGCTGCGCGGTCTGGTCGATCGTGTCAAACAGATCTGCCGAGGCGCGCAGCTCGGCATTGAGCGCCGCCTGCTTTTCAACCACCTGCTGCGCGCCGACCGCGATCTCTACCTGCTGCTCGACATAGGCAGCCCGGTCGGCAGGATTATACTTCTGCGCCTCCTGCGTGGCCTTCAGCGTCGCGAGCACGCGCACCCGCTCCATGTCGGTCGCGCCAACGAGGCGAAGCTCCTCGCGCATTTGAGCGAGCCGGTCGTTGCCGGATGCCATGTCGGTGTTGAACTGCGCACTGCGCTCGGACGTGGTGAGATCAGCGCGCGCGGCGCGCTGGTCGGCCAGCGCCTTGGTCGCGCGCTCGGCCTCGGTCGTCAGGCCACGCGTCCGGGCAGCCTCAATCGCGGCGAGCAATGGCAGATCCGCGATCTGATCCTTAACCAGTTCGGCCGCGCGCGCAGCGGGCACGAGGCCGGCCGCGACCTGCGCGTTGACCAGCATCTGCGCCGCGGCCTGGTCGCGCGCGGTCGCGGTCGACTTCGCAACGTCCGACACGCGCTGCGCGATGGCAAGGCGCACCTCACGATCCACCGACGCCTCGATGTCGGCCCGCTGCTTGATCGCCTTGCTCTCGGCCTTCACGCGGGCCTCGGCGATCAGCGCCGCGGCGCCGGAGACGCCATAGGCATCCGCCAACTTGTACAGGTTGCGGATCTGCGCCTCGATCGCTTCCGAATCGCGCACGAGCGACGCCGCGTGACTGTCGACGGGCGTCTTCTTCGGCGTGCGATCCGCCTTGATCTCGTTGGCCTTCTTCAGCAGCCGCTCCTGCGACTTGTTGATGATGTTCTCGGCTGTGGTCGCAAAGAACTTGTTCGTCCCATTGACGACCTGCCCGGCGCCCTGTGCGTATCCCTTGCCGAACGCCTTGCCGAGGCTGCTGCCGGCGCTGGTCACGGCCGTGGCGGCGTCACTCTGGCCCATGGCCTTCAGGATGGGGCCGGCGAAATCGCTGATCGCGCTGCCGATCGACTTCAGCCAGCCGGCGACGCGGTTGTAGATGGCGTTGAAGATCTGCGCGATGCCGTTGCCAGCCCAATGGGCCGCGGCGACGACGGGGGCGAAGAACTGCGCGACGGCCGTGGCTGCGGCCGAGACATAGGCCGACACCGACGTCGAGATGCTGCTCCATAGCTCGACGATCGCGGCATAGGTGCCGGTGAACGTGCCATAGATCGACGCGAGGAAGCCCTGCACTTGCTGCGCGTCGTTCGGCGAGAACAGATAGTCCATGAGCGATTTGCCCGACCCGCCCAGGTTGAGCCCGTCGGTGATCGTCTTCCAGACGCCGGCAACCATGTCGCCGGTCGTGACCGACTGATCGCCGAGCTTCTTCATCTCCTTGTGCGTCAGCCCGAGACCCTCGGCGAACTTCTTCATGCCAGCGTCTTCGTTGATCTGCTCCTTCCACCGGGAGAGCGCGACACCCGCGACGCTTGCGACAGCGATCACCGGCGCGAAGGCAAGCGCGAGGCCGCCCATCTGCGTGGCGAAGCCCTTCACGCCTCCCTCGGCCATCTGGGCTACCTGGAAGATCTGGCCCGCCTGACTGGCGAAGATCTGGAACGGCGCCGCGCCCATGGCGGCCATCGTCGCGACGTCGTTCAGCTGGAATGACAGCTGCGTGAGCGTGCCTTTGCCCTTCTTGGCGACCCGATCCATATCGTCCTGTGCCTGAGTGCTTTGCTTCAGGCGGCCAGTCAGCACCTCCTGCTGGCGTGCATATTCCGCAGGCGCGGTCGCACCGGCATGATAGAGCCGCGTCGACTCCGCGATCTCGGCATTGAGCTTCTTCGTCGATGCATAGAGGGGATCGGTCGACATGCGCAGCTGCTCGGCCGCGGCGGCGTCGGCGACCTGGGCATCGTGCGACGCGCGCACGGTCGACGCCAGCTGAGCATGCTCACGCGCGAGCTGCTCGGCCGCCATACCCTCAAGGCGCATGGCTGCCGCGTTGGCCTCGCGCTTCGCGGACTCGTCGATCGCCTGCTGCGCGCCATAGTCGCGCATGCCCTGCTTGGCGCGCGCCTCGAACATCGCGCTGGCGAGTGCGGCCTCACGACGCGCCTGCGCATCCAGCGCTGCGGCCGCGGCGAGGCTGGCTGCCTCTTCCTCGCGCAGCGCCACGACACCGGCTTTCACGCGGGCCTCGAACATCTGGTGCGCATAGGAGGCCTGCCGCAGGGCTTCCGCCTCGGCGGTTACCGCGGCTGCGGCCTGATTGGTCGCGTTGACGAGCGCCATCTCCTCGCTGCGGATCCGCTGCGCAAGCTCGGTCAGCCCCTGCTGCTCGGCTGCCAGCGCGGCGAATTCGGCCTTCGCGCTGCGGACCTCCTCACGGGTCTTGCCGAACACACTGTTCTGGCGCTCCAACTGCGCCACGAGCCGCTCGCCTGCCTTTTCGGCGCTGGCCATCGCCTGCCGGGCGGTCTGCATCTCACGTGATGCTGCATTGCCGAACGCGACGACATTCGACGTCGCGGCCGAGACGTCGACCATACCGCGAGTCGCGCGCTCCATGTTGGTAGCACTGCGAAGAACCTTTGCTTCGGTCGAGTTTATGGCCTCCCCCAGCTGATTTAGGCCCCCGAAGGAATCGCCGGTGTCGATGACAAAACCCATCTCCAGCCGCGGGGAGGAATCATCCATGGACATGCGTCATCCTCCCCGTGTGATCAGCCGAGCACTGCGCGCAGCTGGGCTTCTTCGATTTCCAGCTCGCGCTGGGTGACTGGCGCCCGCCATGGCGGCGGGCAGTTCTCGCTTTCGGCGACCCGCCCCTCGTCGAGGTAGGCTTTCGACAGCTTGCGGATCAGCCGCGCTTCCCATGGCTCAAGGCGCACGCAGGTATTGCCCTGCCATGCCGCGAGCTCGCGCGAGCTGATCTGGACCGCGCCCATGCCGGCCGCCTCGACCAGCCCCATCTCGATGAGCCAATCCGTGATATGCGGCGCCGGATTGGGAGGCATCTGCGGATCGATCTTCTTCCGCTTCAGCTCGGCGATCCGGCTGAGCTTCGGCGCGGTCGATTCTTCCTTCCCGCGCCGGCTACGGGCATCCGGCTTCGGCGTGGCATGCAGCCAAGCCATCTGCCGGACGTAGAGGGTCAGGCCGCGTTCGAGGCGGCCTTGAAGTTTCCCCAGTCGCCGACGAACTTCGCGACCTGCTTGGTGATGAAGCCGAGGCCCTGGTTCGCATAGACGGCGCGGTGGAGATCTTCACCGGTGACCGGCTCGGTCGCGCCGTCGGGCTGATATTCGAAATTCTCGAAGTGCGACGTGATCGCAGCGAGATCCTCGGCGGTCTCGGTGATACGCTCTTCCGGCGTGGCGGCGGTGATCTTGCCGTCATTGTCCTGCATGCGCTTCAGGGCGCGTGCCGACTGACGGGACTCGACGACGCCGTAAGCCTTGCTGCCCGGGCCATGGACGTGGATGCGGACGGGGAGGGTGCGCGCCTCATCGGCAAACAACAGCTCGCCAGCGGAGTCCTTGACGTGGAGGGCGGCCGTGGCGGCGACGGCGAGCGAGGCAATGTTGAACTTCATGGATTGAGTCCTTCGCGGGAGGATGGTGCGCCAGCCCGGCTCGCGACCCGCGACGACGGGCTGGGCTAGCACATAAGGACCGGCGTCGCGGGCGCCGGGTAGGAGGGAGGGTTAGGCTGCGGGCACCTTGATGACCTTGGTGCAGATCTCGATCGTGGGCGTCGCCATCAGCATGCTGTCGGCGCCGTCCGCGGTTTCGGGCGAACCGAACGAGCGGCCCTGGAAATATCGCTTCGCGCCGTCCTGATAGGTGACGCGGAACGAATAGAGCTTCTGCGTCTCGTCATCGGACGCCGTCTGCAGGATGGTCTGACCGGCATCGAGGCTGTCGATGGCGATCGAGGGCTGCAGCGCGCCATAGTCGGCCGAGCCCTTGTACTTCTGCTTGGCGCCCTTCAGCGGCTGGAATTCGACCTTCGCGAAGCTGGCGCCGAACGAGCCGAGCTTCTCGACCTGGTTGATTTCGGTGAAGGTGAGGGCCGCGAAGCCCGTCGCGTCGAGCGTGGCGGGCGTTGCGGCCGAGATAGCAAGCGCCGAGCCTGCTGCAGTCTGAGAACCCATGATCTTGCTCCTGGTAACGTAAGGCCGGAAACGCCGGCCGTTGATCGCCCGCCGGGCGGCGGGTTAGCTGTTGGCTTCGCCCTTCGCAGCGCGCGGGGGGCGGCCCCGCTTCGGCTTGGCGGGGACCGACGCGGTGTCCGTGATCGGCTCGACGAGTCCGGCCGCGCGGTAATTCTCGTATTCGCCGCGGCTCAGTTCGTACTTTTCGCCCTCGGCGAACTTCCGATCTGTGCCGGCGTCGGCGAAGTCGCGCTTCACGGTTGCACGAACGGTCGATGGGGTAGCGGACATGATGGTCTCCTCTTGAGGTTACGCAGGCGCGTCGAAGCTGACGCGGAAGTCCTGTGTCTGTTCGAAGGTGTTGCCCGGGCCGCGCAGATCAGGTCCTCGACCAGCGGTCAGTACGGAAACATTGTCGGCGCCGGCGATGCTGCCGGTCCGCCCCGCGCAGGCCTTCACGACCAAGGCCATGGCTGCGCGCTGCTCGTCATAGCTGACGGCCCGCACGGTAACCGAGACCCGCTCGATCGTGCGAACGGTGGCCCCTCGCTTGAGCATCTGCCGTTCGACGTTGCTGGTCATCCGGAACAGCAATGCGGGCAGCACGACGTTCTCGGGCAGCGCGCCAGCCTTAATCTGCGCTGGAGGGATGGCCGCAATCAGGGAGGCGTCGGTCAGCACGAGCTCGCCAAGGATGTCGACACCGGTCATGCATCGTCTTCCGGTTCGGCGCTGGCGATGATCCCCGATCGGGTCACGTGCGCGTTGATGAAGTTCTGCGCCTCGGCCACGGCCTTGGAGCCGTCGATATCAAGCGTCGGGCGCAAGAACGGATGCGGTCGAGCGCCAGGATGGTGGACCGTGGATCCAACGAACTGCCCGCCGATGACGAGCGAGCCATCCTTCGTCATCTTGTTGACCCTGCCGACGCTCATGCCTGCGCGCTGGCTGTCATCGACCGCGATGAAGTGCGGATCGGTACCGTATTCGAGCCAGTTCGCGACCGAGCGCGCCCAACCCTTTTCGACGGTGATGGTCACCGTGATGCGGCCCGGTTCGCTCCGCCTCTTCATCACGATTGCGTCGTCGACGTCCGACGAGATCGAGCGTTCTTTGGCACCATCGACCAGAACCTTGCCGCCAGCGCGGGCGGCGCCGCGCAGCACGGTCCTTTCAAGTTCAGCGGGCAGCTGCTCGATGTAGCGCCGCACCGCCGCGCCCCCGCGACTGGTCGCCATCAGGCGGCGTTCCCGGCCGGGCTGTATTCCTCGACCATGAACTCGAGACCGTCGCGCCGGCCTAGTTCGGCCGGCCCTGCGATGATCTGCATGATCCTGCCGCCTTCGACGAACCGCATGTCGGCGGTGACGTCGCGGCGAAATCGCATGCGCACACGGGCTGGACGCGATGCGGCGTTGATGCCGTCCGCCAAACGCTCGCCCCGGCTGGGGAGTGCGTCCTGTACGCTGGCCCAAACGGTGGCGACATCAACCCAGGTACCCGATCCGGCGCTTGTGAAACCGGTCCCGGCCTGCGGGCGCTGGATCAGCAGACGGCGATCGAGCGATCCAGCAGCCATTCCGGACATTAGACCGCCAATTTCGCGATAGGGGTGATCAGATACTCGACGCTCATCGGCAGTTCTGAAGCCATAACCCCGACCGACACTGTCTCTCGGTTACGAAACCAGTGCGCCGCGAGTAGGAGGACTGCCATCCGTGCAACGTCGGCATCAGCGGCAGCGATCGGGCTGTCGCCGTCCGCGAACGTCCGACCCGTCCGGTTCTCAATAGTGCGGATCGACGCTGCCAGCATGATCTTGAGCAGCCCATCCTCGCTATCGTCCGCGCGCACCTGGGCTTTGAGCTCTTCGAGCGTGACAACGTCGATCACGATCAATCCGCCGTCTTCGACTTGGCGGTCCGCGTGGAGCCGGATTGGCCAGCGCGAAGTTCATTCGCCTCCGACCGCGAGGCGGCAAGATCCACCGTAAGAACCTCAAGAGCTTGCCGCGCTTCGTTCCGCTCCTTCTCATAGGTGTCGCGCTGCTCAACTACTCCGTCGCGGAGAGCCGTCAGATTCGCCACCTCAGCACGCATCGCTGAAAGCTCACCAGCCATCCGGGAGTTGTCGCCCTTCAGAACGTCGAACGCCGACTTCATCTCGGCCAGGATCTTCGGGCCGTCGACCGGATGCCGGAACTGTTCGAGCAGCATAGCGGCTTCGTCGACCGGCGGAGGGACCTCGTCATTTTCTCCAGCCTCACGAACAGCGCCCATACCGCGAAGCCGTTCGAAATCGCCTTGCTCGAACTGGCGTGGCGATCCGGGGGCATAGCCGTCTAGCGGCTTTAGCAAAATGGCATTGACCTTCATGTCTGGTCTCCTTCGTTTACGTGATCGTCGCGGACGGCGTTCACGAAAACGGGGGCGGCGAACCGCCCCCGAGAACATCAGGCGACGCGTCCGAGATCGCCGTAGACGATCGCCTGCGGGCGATAGATCGCCAGCGCCAGCCGCTCTTCGGCACGGATCGTGACCTTGTTGCGAACGAAATTGTCCTGATCTTCGGTCGACACCTCGACGGTGGCATCCTGCCGGTCGAAGATCTGAGCGGCGAGGTTGAACGCGCCGACCAGAGCCTTGTCGATGCCCATGGCCTGCGTCGCGACGACGGGCAGGCCCCAGAGCGTAGGCGAGAGCGTGCCCTGCGGATTGCCGATCAGGTAGCGGCCCTGACCGTCCTTCGCCATTTCGATCGCCGCCCAGTCAATCGGGTTCAACACGATGCCGTTCGGCGGATACTCGGCGAGCGCTGCCTGCAGGATCATCAGCCGGATCGTGTCGACCTGCGACGCTGCCACGAGGCCGCCCGCTGCCGCGTACGGGGTTGCAGCCGTCACCAGGCCGAGCAGGTTCTGGCCGACGCCCGAACCGTTCAACAGCTGCTGCTCCTCTACGTACGACAGGCCGTAGCGCAGTCGCTGGTCGATAATCGAGCGCAGTGCCGGCGCATCGGCGAGGATCTGCACCGACGTACGCATCCAGTGCGCGATCGTCCGGACGTTCGCGGTCACGTCCTCGAACTGCAGCTCGGACTGCGGCTTGAGAGCGCCCTCGGCGACGGCTGCGGCATTGTTCGTGAACAGCTTCTCGCGCTCATATTCGATCTGGCTGCTGACGGTGGTACCGGGCAGCAAGAGCGAACGGATCGTGAGGCGACGCTGCGGCAGCTCAACCTGCAGGCCTCGACGATCCGCCTGGACGAGTGCACCCGCCGATCCGGCCGCATCGGTGGACAGCGAGGTGATGTCCTTCACCTCGACGATTGCACGGCCGCGCGGACGGGTCTGGCCGGCGAACGACTTGAACCCTTCGTCTTCGATGAACCGCTCGCCTGCCGACGCATGCGCCTGCGTTTGCCGAGCTTCGCTGGCGACGCGCTGTTCGAGCTGGGTCAGTAGCCCCTTGACCTCGTTGGCGGTGGTCAGCGCCTCGTCGGCCTTCGCCTTGTCCTCGGGCGAAAGCTGCTGGCCCTTCTCGGCCATCGCCATCGCGCGCTCGGCGATACCCTTCACTTCGTCGAACTTGCGGTCGACGAGATCCTTGGTTTCCGATGCGAGCTGCGTGGCGGACTTGGTTTCGGAATGGCCCTCCGGGCCACGCATGTAGCGGCCGCGCGCACGCTCGGCAGCCGTCATCGGCCCAAGCAGCGCCGCTGCGCTGCCCAGCATCATAAACTTACGCATGATATTCTCCGTGGTTAGGTGAGCTAGGCGGAAAGGCCCGCCCAAAGAGCCGACAGGTAGTCGGCACCGGATGCACCGCCG